TGGTGATTTGTGAGTACCTGTCGTCGAATCCACCAGGGCTCCACTTGATTTCAAGCGGATTGGTCAAAGCATTAGCAGCAGAAACACGCTGGGTGCACAATTGCAGCAAGCCGGTGATGGAATAGCTAGCACCGTTTATAACACTATTAGCAGGCACAACCCCATAATGGATTTGGCCTGTGGCGTTGTTCGGTGATGATAGTGGAGACACAACAGCACAAGCAGCGACGGTGCGTATCTTTGAAGCAGTCGTTGTCAAATAAGTAATACCAGGCACGCCGGAATTGGTGAGATTGAAAACTTGAGGCGTGCCAGGAGTAGCAGTCTCAATGTTTCCCATCAAACCGGCGCCAGGATAAATAAATAGAGCAACGGCAGTTGTTCCAGCACCACCACCAATTGAGAAATCAGACTTAAACCTGTTAATGTAACCTTTATCACCACCATACACGCTCTCAGACAATTCTGCAGAACATGGATCATAAAGCATACGAGCGTGCGCTTGAGCGTATGAATCAAGTGTGTCTGGATCAGAATTGCGGGAACGTGTGTTGCGCTTGCGCATTTTGGCGAGCGGTTGAATATGCTGCTTCTTCTTTGCCATGTTATTACAATGTATATATTTTTTTGTTGTTTTACTGTAAGCAACTGATAGCGAGTGGGTTGAACTTGTCCACTTTGAGGAGTGCGCTATCGATTGGGCAGCCAATAAACGTGGCCTTGGCAAACCACGCTTCTAAATCAATCTGGACGTCGGCTGGTATCCCGAATGCTTTCTCGAAGCTTAGACGGGTTAAACTATCCACAGGCATTGCGCGTGAAAAGTGACCAGCTTTCCATTGAAACTTTGCCTGGTAATAAATACCGCCCAGTTCCTCTTTATTGAATCTCCCGGTCGTGCCAGATGCAATTCCAGCTGAGTAAAACGCCTGATAGAGCGGGATGCCGGCTGCCATTGACAAGCCGCAAATACCCACATTGCGAAGGTGGATACGGTAATTTAACTCAGTCTGTACCTTAGCAGCACCGGAATAATCAGTGTTGAACGCCTTACGTGGGTTGCGAACCAACACATAACCGGTGGGGGTCCACACAGGTCTGCTCTGGCAAAACTCAACCTGCTCTGGGCAATAGGCAGGTTCCTCGACTTTCATTCGCAGACCCCATTCGGAGTACCACTCACTCAAGTCAGCCAATATGGGAAGAGAAGTTTCTGGCACAAATAATATCAGGTCATCTCCATCATTTAGCACATCTCCATCAATACCGTGCTCATCAAGGTACAAACGAGCCAACAAACAGGATATAATACAATTGCCAAGTGAAGTGTTCTGGTCTCCAGAGCAACGCATGGCACCAATGTCGGCGTGGAGGTAACCGTCGCGACACCGTGCAGTGCCAGAATTATGCATCTGACATTTCAACAATTGTCCCAGGTTCCTATCCCCGCCGTACAGCTTATGATACAGCTCATGCTCAACGGACAGAAGGGTGTTGCGGATGGTTTGGTCGAAGCGACTTGCGTCCAACCCAACAGCAACACGACCAGTCATTTTCTTAGCTATCAGCTCGCCCTTCTCTTGCTGAGTAAGGCCTTTAGCGACGACAACTTCACCAGTGAAGAGCGTGGCCAATGCGTCAAATATAGAGTGCTCGATGGGCCTGATATACTTGCCAAGGAGATAGTTAAACTCAAAACTGCGTGGCGACACAATTCTGGGTACTTGCCTTTTGGCATGGACCGTCGATTCCCACTTAGTGAAAAAAGATAGCCGTGCCAAAGCACCAAGAGTCCTGGGTTTCAACAGTAGGTTTGACCTAGCAGTCTCATACATCCTGCGTTTCGAACCGGTCCGTGTAGCCAAAAACTGAC